TAGAAGAACTTAAAAAACAGATTAAATAATGGCAATAGGAACTTCAGGTGCAATATCTATAGGTAATGGCGGAGCAGGTTCTAATACCTTAAACTCTGAGTTTGGTAGATCAGCTACCACAGCAAATAGCTCATTAAAAGAACTGTCAGATGGTACTGTTGGAACTATAAATGTTGCAAACCTAAATGCTAACAAACCAGACACATCAACACCACACGCTATGAGTGAGTTTTATAAGTATGAACACGTAGCTTCAGTATCAACAAGCCCTGGTACAGTTAATATAGCTAGTGGAGCACAAAGCGCTGCAACTATAAACGTTTATACAGCTCAATGGTCAACATGGACAGTTAGTGATAATGTTAACTGGATAAGTTTAAATGGTACTAGTGGGTTTGGTGACAGTAGTTTCACTTGGACAGCTACAGAGAATACAGGTAGTGCTAGATCAGGCACTATTACAGTTACATTTACAGTTGGAACTACTGGTGGTGCTCACCCAGGTGGAGCTAATACTACTACCACAAGAACAACAACTATTAACCAAGCTGCTGGTAGCGGCGGCGGTGGTGGCGGTGGTAAAGGTGGTGGCGGAGAACCATAAGCCACTTTAATAGGTAAAAAATGTGAAATTAGCGTAATAATATATATAGATAATTAAAATTAAGTTTAATAAATAAATAAATAAAAATGGCAAAACAAGAAGAAGTAAATAAAATTAAAGACGAACAGTTAGAAGTTTTACAAGAAAAACTTAAAATGATTGATGGAATTAGATTACAAGTAGGTACTCTAGAGAATCAAAAGTTCGCATTTTTAAACCAAATGGCTGGAGTTCAAAAAGAACTACAAGACATGCAGGTAGAATTAGAAGCTGAATACGGTAAAGTTAGTATCAACATTAATGATGGTACTATTACTGAGATCCCTGAAGAAGATGGAGAAGCTGATAAGAAAGATTAGTATCGGCAAAGATTATAAAAATGAAGCTATGCACTATTCCGTAGGCCAAGAGGTCTACGGAGGGCATACCATCACTGCTATATTAGAAGATAAAGATAAATACAGCGTGTTCATTGAAAAAGGTAACAGTGTTATTCCATGGAAAGATTTTAATAAAAACATGGCTATAGCAATAGAGTACAACTTAGAATATTAATAGCTTAGTGAAAGGTTTATTTAATTTTATTGTATCCCCTAAGGGAAATAAATATAACAATATAAAAAAATTAGGTGATAAAGAACTTATTACTAACACACATATTGAAGAATTTAAAAATATAAATAGAGAAGCTATAATTAAATCTTTACCAAGTGGTATTAATACAAGTATAAATATAGGTGATGAAGTAATAATACATCATAATATTTTTAGACAATCATATGATGATGATGGTAAAATAAAAGAAAGTAATTTTATCATACAAGATGATTTGTATTTTTGTCCATTAGATTGTATCTTTTTATATAAAAGGAATAAACAATGGAATTGTATTGATGAATATTGCTTTGTTAAACCTATAATTAATACTAATAGAAATAGTTTAAAACATGAAAATCCTGATATGGGTATAATAAAATACTCAGATGGATCTTTTAATATTGGTGATTTAATTGGTTTTAATCCTAAAATAAATCATGAATATATAATAAATGGTGAACTATTATATAAAGTAAAATCTAATTTAATTGAAATTAAGTATGAATACCAAGGAAACGAAGAAGAATATAATCCAAGCTGGGCATAAAGCTGTCGAAGAACTTATTAAAGTTGCTAAAGAAGCTATTGTTGATTCAGATGATGATATATCTGCAGATAGATTAAAAAATGCTGCAGCTACAAAAAAGTTAGCTATATTCGATGCTTTTGAGATATTAAATAGGATACAAGAGGAACAAGATATGCTTGATGGCAAAGTAAAAGAAGAAAAGAAAGATGAAACTTTTTCTGGTTTTGCTGAAAGAAGATCTAAATAATGTACGAGCAAACTTTATATAAGGTTGTAGAACCTATTAAAATAAATACCATAAAAAGGCTTAATAAAGCTAAGAAGTGGAAATACGGTTATAATAAAGAGCATGATATTGTTGTTATTAGTAAAACTGGTGAGATTGGTGAGATATATGAAATACAGAATTTTCAAATAGCTTTACCAAAAATACCTAAAGAGATTAATAAGTTTGATAGTGACAAATGGGAGGTAACACCTTATCCAAAAGAATTAAATAGGATAAAAACCATATTTGATTGGAAACAATACCCTAGTGATTTTAAAAGAAAATATATAGATTATATAGAAAATGAATTTAAAAGAAGGGAAGAGGGTTTTTGGTATTACAATAAAGGTGTTCCTACTTATATTACTGGTACTCATTATATGTACTTGCAGTGGAGTAAGATTGACGTTGGGAAACCAGACTTTAGAGAAGCAAATAGATTATTCTTCTTATTCTGGGAAGCTTGTAAGTCAGACAAAAGATGTTACGGAATGTGCTACCTTAAAAATAGACGTTCTGGATTCTCTTTCATGGCTTCTGGAGAAGCCGTTAACCAAGCAACAATATCTAGTGACGCAAGGTTCGGTATATTATCTAAAACAGGGCCAGATGCTAAAAAGATGTTTACCGATAAAGTCGTACCAATATCAGTTAATTACCCGTTCTTCTTCAAACCCATCCAAGATGGAATGGATAGACCTAAAACAGAACTTGCTTATAGAGTTCCTGCCAGTAAGCTTACAAGACGGAACATTACTAGCACCGATAAACCAGAAGAATTACAAGGTCTTGACACTACAATAGATTGGAAAAACACAGGTGATAATAGTTATGACGGTGAAAAACTAAAACTATTAGTACATGATGAGAGTGGTAAATGGGAGAGGCCAAACAATATTTTAAATAACTGGAGAGTTACAAAAACAACACTACGATTAGGTAGTAGAATTATTGGGAAATGTATGATGGGATCCACCTCTAATGCTTTAGATAAAGGTGGAGATAACTTTAAAAAACTATATAATGCTTCAGATGTCACAAAAAGAAACCGAAATGGCCAAACAAAATCTGGATTATATTCTCTTTTTATCCCAATGGAGTGGAACTACGAAGGATTTATTGACGAGCACGGCATTCCAGTATTTGATAGTCCAGACAATGATGTCATCGGACCAGATGGGGAATTAATAGATGTAGGAGTTGTCGATCATTGGCAAAATGAAGTTGATGGATTAAAAAATGATCAAGATGGTTTAAATGAATTTTACCGTCAATTTCCAAGAAGTGAAGATCATGCTTTTAGAGATGAGACTAAAAACAGCATATTTAATTTAGTAAAAATCTATGAACAGATAGATTATATAAACGATAGCACTAAATCTCATTTAATTACACAAGGTAGTTTTCAATGGGTTAATGGTATAAAAGATACAAAGGTATTTTTCGCACCAAACCCAAATGGAAGATTTTATGTTAGTTGGATACCAGATACCAATATGCAAAATAACGTTATCGTTAAAAATGGTAAGAAATATCCTGGTAATGAGCATATAGGTGCTTTTGGATGTGATAGCTATGATATATCAGGAACAGTAGATAATAAAGGTTCTAAAGGTGCTTTACATGGTCTTACTAAGTTTAGTATGGAGAATGTACCACCAAATCAATTCTTTTTAGAATATGTAGCTAGGCCACAAACCGCAGAAATGTTTTTTGAAGACGTGTTAATGGCATGTATATTTTATGGAATGCCTTTATTATGTGAAAATAACAAACCAAGACTATTATATTATTTTAAACGTAGAGGATATAGAGGGTTTAGTATGAATAGACCTGATAAAGTTTGGAATAAATTATCAACAGCTGAAAAAGAAATAGGTGGTATACCTAATTCTAGTGAAGATATAAGGCAAGCACATGCCGCAGCTATTGAAACCTATATACAAAAATATGTAGGTTTAAAAGAAGATCATACCTATGGTGATATGTATTTTAATAGAACTTTAGTAGATTGGTCTGGATTTGATATTAATAATAGAACAAAATATGATGCAACTATTAGTTCAGGATTAGCTATAATGGCTTGTAATAGAAACTTATATAAACCTGTTGCAGATAAAGAAAGTATAAAAATATCCTTTGGGTTATCAAAATACAGTAATAAAGGAGTAACATCAAAAATAATAAATGAATAAATGTCAATAACTACACAAAAAAAATCTAGTTTTCCTAGTCATGCGGTCTCAGACGCTGAGAAAGCTAGTTTAGAATATGGTTTGCAAGTTGCAAGATCTATAGAACATGAGTGGTTTAAAAAGGATTCTGGTACTAGTAAATATTTACACTCTAAGCAAAGATATAATGAATTAAGATTATATGCTAGAGGAGAACAAGCTGTACAAAAATATAAAGATGAATTGTCTATTAATGGTGATTTGTCTTATCTTAATTTAGACTGGAGACCAGTACCTATTATACCTAAATTTGTAGATATAGTAGTAAACGGTATACAGGAAAGAACATACGAGCTGAAAGCTTATTCTCAAGACCCTGTAGCAGCCGCTGAAAGAACAAGATATATAGAAGATATTGTTGGTGATATGGAAAATAAAGATTTCTATACGCATGTTGAACAAACCAATAATGTTTCTTTATTTAAATCTGACATCCCGACTCAAGCTCTTCCAGGATCAAATGAAGAGTTATCATTACACATGCAACTTGATTATAAACAAAGTATTGAAATAGCATCTGAAGAAGCTATAAATAATGTTTTTGCTTTAAATAATTATGATTTACTAAAGAAAAGAGTAGATTATGATATTACTGTTTTAGGAATAGGATGTGTTAAAAACTCTTTTAATGTTTCAGATGGTATTAATATACACTACGTTGACCCTAGTAGTATTGTTCACTCTTATACTGAATCACCATACTTTGAAGATTTATATTATGTAGGTGAGGTTGAAAAAATATCTATATCAGAATTAAAAAAGAGATTTCCTAGTTTAACAGATCAAGATATAAAAGAAATAGAAAACAACGATACTGGCGGAAATTTTTATAAAAAACAAAAAAACGGTGATGAGTTTGTACAAATTATAAACTTTGAATATAAAACATATAAGAATCAAGTATATAAAATTAAAAAAGGAGCTAGTGGTAATGATAAAGCTTTAGAAAAAGATGATTCATTTAATCCACCAAAAGATGATAGATCAAGATTTAAAAAATTAGATAGATCAATAGAGGTTATTTACTGTGGGACAAAAATAGTTGGTGGTGAAAGAATATTAAAATGGGAGTTAGCAGAGAATATGTCTAGACCAAAAGCAGATTTAACAAAATGCCATATGTCTTACCAAATAGTAGCACCTAGAATTTATCAAGGTAGACCCGAGTCTTTAGTTAGCAGAATGACTAGTTTTGCTGATATGATTCAATTAACCCATTTAAAATTACAACAGGTATTATCAAGATTAGTACCAGATGGTGTTTATATGGATGCTGATGGTATTGCTGAAATTGATTTGGGTAACGGTACAAATTACAACCCACAAGAAGCACTAAACATGTACTTCCAGACTGGTAGTGTTATTGGTAGATCAATGACACAGGATGGTGATTTCAACCAAGGTAAAGTAC